TTACATCAATATACTTTGGGTCTAACTCCATCATATAGCATTTACGATTAGTTTTTTCACAAGCAATCATAGTTGAACCACTACCACCAAATATATCAACTATTTCATTACCTAAAAAATCAACACACCATTGTATAACTTTTAAGGGTTTTTGTGTTGGATGGTCTTTTTGCTCACCTGACCAATGATGTGATAAATGCCTACAATTTTTACCAAGATTAGTCCAAGCAAGTTCAAATTCCGAAAAACTTAAACCATCATTTTTTTTGTGCCAACATAACCAATCATTATTATTTTCAAGTTTATCGCAATAATAATTTGCACCCCATAAAATAATTTTATTAAACATTGTTAATAAATTAAAAAAATTTGGTATTTCTTTATCCCATTCACCTCTATGAAATTGTTTCTTACCTGTACCAAGTGTCATTTTTTCAACATTAATTCCATAAGGTGGGTCAGTTAATAAATCTAAATCTTTTTTACCTTGTAATAATTTATCTACATCATCAATCTTTGTACTATCACCACACATTAATCTATGTTTACCAAGTTTATATATATCCCCTAGTTGTGCCTTTGGTTCTTCTGGTGTTTCTGGAACTGCATCTTCATCTGTTAGTCCTTCTTTTTCACCTACAATTAATTTTTCTAATTCATCAGCATCAAATCCTGTTAGTTCTAAATCATAATTAATATCTAGTAAGTCAGTAAATTCTTGTTGAAGTAAACCTATATCCCAATCAGAATATTCATTTGTTTTATTATCTGCTATTCTGTATGCCTTTGCTTTTTCTGGTGATAGGTCAGCAATCACTACAGGTACAGTTTCTAATCCAAGTGATTTACTTGCTTGGTATCTTCCGTGACCTACGATTATTACACCTGCTCTATCTACAACTATCGGTTGTTGAAAACCAAATTCTTTAATAGATTGTGCAACTTTTTGAATGTCATACTTCTGACGTGGATTTTTCTCGTATGGTTTAATATCTGATAATGGTCTTTGATAGATTTGCATTAATGTACTGTGGGTGCTGTTGTCACTTGTAGTCCTAACATCTTCATAGCTAATTCCAGACTGTGTTCTGCTTCTTCTTTAGAGGTGAATATTCCAAAATTAACATAGGCAGTAAACGTACCATCTTCATTATCAACTATAATGTAACTTTGTGGTTGTGACATAACTGATTTCCCATATTGACAATTCTAAAATAGATTTTAGTCAGTAGATTGCAACCATGAATGTATATGGCGTTACTAATAAATCTGTTCAGTTTTTTCTTAACTTGTTCAAGTTTGATACTGCTCCTAAGGGTATTGACAAATTCGTAGAAGTAGAATTTAGAGAACAAGATAGGGAGTGGGCAAAACTGCATTTTATGAACCGATTTCGTTCTCAATAAATTTATCTAACTTTTCAATATAGTCCACTGACCACCTCATAGTTTTTAAACCCTTTTTACGCATTTCAACATCATTCTTGAATTGCCATTGTTCAAAGTCCTCTTTGGTCGGTATCTTTTCTGCTTCTACATCTAAATAAATCTTTTTACTGATAAATCTCTCTAATGCCTTGTAAAAATCACCTTTTTGATTTCTGTAAGTAAGAAACCTATCCCCTAAAGACTTTTTTGTTGTATCGTCTAGTTTTTTCCATTGTTGAAACGTATCCCACTTTGTAGAACGTCTATCACCTTCATCTAAAACATACTTTCGCCAGAAAGTATCAAACTCCTGCGTGTATATATTATTATTTTTTAATTTGTAGTTAGTAGTTTGTAGTTTGTAGTTAGTAGTTGGCATATGCGATGCATTATGCGATGCATATGCTTGGTCTTTGCCTAAAGTGTCAGATTTGACCCCCCATCTTGCTTCAGCACCCTTTTTTGCCTTTAGATATCGTTCTTTTGCCTGTTCTATTTCTTCAGAACATCGTTTGTTCTTAATTTGGTCATTCTCAATAGAGATTTTACGTTTATTAATTAGTTCTTGTTTAATTTTATCTTTATCTTCTAAAAATCCTCTACAAGACTGTTCCCAAGTTACTTCATCATTAAATAAATTATCATCATTTGTGTAAATTAGGTCTTGTAAACGTCTGTAACATAGTTCTGCTTTGTAAGATAAAACCATACATCCAGATAATTGGTCATCTGGACAATAGTTTATAAATACCATTTTATTTGCCATTTTTATTTCCTCCGTTATAGCACTTTATACATTTATAGATTTCTTTGTATTGATACAACTTTATTGACATAAACTTAGAGTATTTACGCCAACAACTTTCGCATCTGACAATTTTGCGTTCTTTATCTGGCACAAATCCTCTTAACTTTCCCATTTAAATTCCCCATATTTGTTTCCTCGCTGTAATCATCTCTGGACTATTCCAAATGAAGTCGTCCTTATTGGGTTGGTAAAGATAAGCAAAGTCTTTAGGTTCATTACACATTTCAAAGACCTTGTTCATGCCTTTTAAAATGTTATGTATCTCAATCTGATGACTGTCCTCGAAAACAATTTCTTCAAAGTGGTGTTTACTTGGGGTGACAATATAGAGATGGCAGGAAACCTTCTTCTGATATTTTTCTTCTAATGCCTTTTTATAAATCCACTGTTGAAGTTTGTCACTGTGATTGACTGACATTCTGCCTTTAGTCTTTAAGTCATAGACAAATAATTCATCATCCATATCAAAGACAAAATCAGAGTAGCCAATAAAATCTACACCTAAGATATTCGTCTTTAGTTCTTCTTGATAAGAATGGATTTTGTAATTACCCATTTTAGCAAATAGACCTTCACATTGTTTGTAGAACTTAGGAATTAGACCTAGATATTTTTGGACTGCTTCTTGGTCATGGTAATCCTGTAATTGTTCTTCAAAGTCTAATAATGCCTTATCAACATTCGGTGTTTCACCTTGTAGTTTTTGATACAGCAGTTCTTCCACATAGTGACCTGTTTTCATGGCAGGACTAGGTGGGATTTCGTATTTAAAGATTTTGTTAATAATAAACTGCGTAGGATAATTTCTGAACGCAGATAGTCTGGAATAAGACATAGGGTTCATACCCCACTTCTCAAAATTACTCGTATTCACTGATAAGTCCTCCTAACTTGTTTGCTTGATATCTATACCATAATCTATCTATACGCCATAGATGTTCTGTTTCTAAATACAAAGTTCCGTTTGATTGATTAACCTTATGGTGTTTCATAAAGTTAGGTTTGTTCGTAAAACCTAAACAATCAATAATACTTTCGTCAAAGTGTGAAAACTGCATAACAACAGCTACTTCCGATTTAAAAGCATTTTCTCTTTTAAACCAAAGTTTATTGTCAAATGTTCCTTTTACATCTACTGCGATATTGTGAAGATAGAAATCCGTTCCGTCATCTATACCTCTATCTAAGATAATAGATTTGCCAAATAATTTAGCAAAACCGACTTCTGCTTTGACACCCATAATATCAATTTGGTAGTCATCATAGTTGGATTTCTTTTCGTCTGCTTTTCTTGTAAGGGATGTTAATTGTCCTCGCAGTCTTGCTTGTTGACGGACAATCGCCATTTCTTCTTTGTTAAGTTTGATTGTTAGTATGTTTTCTTGTTTCATTATTTTTCCTTTCGTTGTATTCCTCCCAAAGTTCCTGTGCGTAGTGTATAGGGTCAACACCTAGTTTTTCCCAGAATTTTCTTTCACCCATTTTTTCGTGAATTACTCGGTGATGAAAATCACAGATAGGAATACTATTAGGGTCGTGTCTTAATCGCATTCCTAGTCGGTGCTGACCTTGTAGGTGGTGTGCCACTATCATGTTGTAATTAATAGTGGCATACTCAATCTGACATGGGTAGCAAGGTAACTCACATACCCACATCAGAAATTTCTTGTCTTTGACTATTTTTGTTTTCTTAAAAGTCAATTTCGTCTTTGTTGCTTAGTTGTTCAACCTGTGGTTGTTGATTGTTCCAGTAATCACTTTCTTCAATCTTAATGCTTACCATATTCACTGGTTCACCTTTGGCGTTTTTTGTTTTCTTCCAAAGTGCTACCTCATAGTATTTTCCTGCTTCTAAAGTAACAGTATCCTCTATGAGTAGTTTGTTGTGTTGATACATAGGTAAGTTATCTTCTTCTGTTTTTCTGTCATTGAAAAACAAGTTTAACCAAGTAGCCATTATAAACCTCCTTTGTTAGTTTGTTGGGTTGGTTGTTTTACTTGAGGATTTGAAAATTCGCTATCCTCATCTATACCGATAGCTGTCATAAACAACTTCATCAATAAATATTTATAGGCATAAGATATTGCTTTACCTACACCTTTGTCTGAACCATCAACTCCATATCCAAAATAATCACCTACTGTGATTTTATCTGATGGATTTTCTACATTGATAATTTCAGCATTCATTCTAACTGTTGTTAGATTGCCTTCTTTAGTATGTTCAAGAACCTTCGGTATGATTAATACTTTTTGTTCTTGTAGTTGGGTGCGAACCTTATCATTCACTTCATTCCAAGAAGTTATCTTGTAAGGAACGCCATTGGTTTTATCCTGCACAATATTCTCAATGTTATGAGTAATATTGAACAATTTTTCTATTAAGTTCATGTTTTACCTCCGTACTTAATGTTCTGATAATATACTATGACCACGATTAGTCATGCAAGTATTTACCATTTTCTTATATGAATATTCCCACTTGTCTGGTAGCCAGAGCAAAGAGGGTCGTACATACCAGTTATAGACAACCTTACTTGCTTCCATAACTTCAGATGTATTTTCATCTGCGATTGCTCTGCACGTCTGCAAGTCATCAGAATATCTATAACTCACTTCCTTACCTTTGTTTCCCCTGCTGTCCACTATCGGATTGTAGGTGCAGGAACTTATTAAAAGAATAAGTAGTGTCCATAGTTTTACCATTTATTTTTACCTCCTGTGTATCGACTAATGGTATCTTCAACCATCCATCACGTTTGATTAGAATGTCAATGATATGTTGAAATGGTTTCAGTTCTGGTTTCATTTTCTACCTCCTCTGCTTCGTATAGTTTACCTAATGCTGTACATAATGGACATTGATGAACGTGATTGTCCTTATCAATGATGTAATCGTTTCCATCACATACTTTGCATACTTCTTCTTTCATTATTTACTCCTGTTCTTTAATAGTTCATTGACGCACAAATCTAACAAGTCTGGGTCAGATATTTTGTAATCGCCTTTTAATTTTTTTAACTTGTTCTTTGTATCGTCATAACAAGCAAGTGTAGTTAGTTTCCTGTCATTACGTTTAGGAAAATTAACTTTGATTACATTCTCTATGTTCATTATTTACCTCCTTTCTATTCGTAATATCTATCTGCTCTAAT